TTATGTCGATAGGAACAAATGTTTTTGTACACAACACGGCTACAATTAAAATTAAAAGGTCTTTGGCAAGTGAAACACAGTCTAAAGATACTTGGGATATTATAATTGAAGACAACAAAGGTGAAAGGATTACTATCTATTGTTGGGGCGATGATGCTGTACTCACCGGAGACTTGACGGGAGAGAATGTATGAACCCTAATGAAGAAGCATGGATAGAAGGCATGTCAGATTTTTATATTGCCTTTGACGACGCATGGTCTAGAATGTTTGTTATGATATTAGGTACGGCATTGCCAGACACCAAAGTAAAAGATGCATTCCTTGAGTTCGTTAAAGATTGGTCTATGCATGTTGACGGTAATCTTTCTGCCAGCGAGAACGATATCATTGAACTCTTTCCTGATTTTTTAGACACATTAGTGGGTGGAGAATAGCATGGAAAGAACACTAAGAATATCTAGTAAAGACTTCTTTGCCTTCAAGCTTAAGCACGAAGGACTTCTTTACAAAGATAAAATACTCACTAAGCTGCACACTATTGAACCCGATGGTACATATGTGGTAAGCTTTGGAGAAGGTATCTCAGAAGATGCCTACGAGCTGTACGAGCAATTCATTTCAAACAAAGGAGACAATGATGAAGATGATTGATGGCATTCCGCAGATCATAGAGGGGGTTTCTTACTACGCTCACGTAGGAAAACCTGTCGCTGACTACGCTGAGAAACAGCAGCCGGGGTCAGGGAAGTATGGTTGGGAATTAAATCTAGCTGTAAGCGATGAGGTGTTTGATAAGTTTCAACGTGCTGGTTTTAACGTAGGGCTACGCGCTGCGGGACGCAACAAGTACACGGAAGATAACGTCATCACCTTTTATAAGTATCTAACAAACTATAACGGGACAGAGAACAACCCGCCTATCGTTGTTGATACTGACAAGAACCCGTTCTCGGATATGATTGGGAACGGATCAAAGGTAGCGGTACAGTGGTCACCTATGGTGTACTACAAAGGGAAGTATAAGAGACCGCTTTTAAATGCTGTTCAAGTTCTAGATCTAGTAGAGGTAGGAGCGGCAGCCATGCCATTCACAGAAGAGGAGGTAGCATTTTAAGATGGCTCAATTTACTTTTAAAACCGATGACGGTTTGTATGATGTAGAGAAGCTGAACGATACTGCAAAGACTGCGTTCAACTACTTAGCAGAAATTCAGACTGAAGTTCAAAGCCTTACTAAACGCATTGATGTATTGCAAGCAGCATCTTCAGCATACAAACGTGCCATCATGGATAACCTTGATGACGAGGCTTTGGTAAACGAAGAAGCAGAAGAGGTGGTAACAACAGAAGAGGACTAAAAAGATGGCGTTCGCTAAGACACATCAACCTTGTCCTGAATGTGGTAGCAGTGATGCACTCTCTATCAATCACGATGGGAGTGCTTACTGTTTTGCACATGCAGCTTGGTTAAACGGAGCAAACAATCCTTATAAAGGAAGTCAAACGATGGAAGTTATTAATACAAACCACAACCAAGAACCTGTTTCTTTTGCAGAAGAGGGACAGTACGCAGCTCTAAAAGACAGATCAATCTCAATGGAAACCGCCAAGAAGTATGGCGTTAAAGTAACCTTTGATAACAACGGAGAAATATTTAAACACATCTATCCCTACTACGGCGAGAGCGATGTTGTCGCACGTAAGACTAGGTTCGTATCATCTAAAGGATTCTCTTGGCAAGGCTTGAATAATCAAGCACTATTCGGGATGAATCTATTTAGAGAAGGAGGAAAGTATATAACAATTACTGAGGGAGAGTGTGATGCTATGGCTGCATACGAACTCTTAGGATCTAAGTGGCCTGTCGTCAGTATCAAGTCAGCGGCCACAGCAGAAAGAGATATCAAAGATAATTTAGAATATTTAGAAAGCTTTGAGAGTGTTGTCATTGCTTTTGATATGGATAAGGCAGGGAAGGAGGCTGCACGTAGGGTAGCTAGACTACTCCGACCTAGCAAAGCTAAGATCATTACGCTTCCCGAAGGTTACAAGGACGCTAACGATTTATTAAAAGATAACAAACACTCTTTGTTTGTTCAATGCTTCTGGGATGCAAAGACTTACACACCTTCTGGTGTCTTGAATGTGTCAGAGAATCGTGACAAATATAAGAACAGAGAAAAGAAACCATCCATCCCCTACCCTTGGCAAGGTCTAAACGAAAAGCTAGAAGGTCTTAGACAAGGTGAGCTGGTCACTCTTACAGGCGGTACAGGCTTAGGCAAGTCTAGTATTACGCGAGAGATTGAACACTGGCTTGTAAAGAATACTTCAGATAACGTAGGTATCATCGCTCTTGAAGAAGACTGGAGGCGTACCATTGATGGTGTGCTTTCTATTGAGGCCAATGCAAAGCTACACATTGACCGCATAAGAGAGCAGTTTACTGATGAAGAATTAGACAAGTTCTTTGATGTACTTTACGATGGCGAGAACAGGAATAGGGTTTGGGTTCACGCCCATCACGGAGCCAATGATATTGATTCTATATTCAGCAAGCTTCGCTTCATGATAGTAGGATGTGAATGTAAGTGGGTAGTCGTTGACCACCTGCACATGCTTGTATCTACCAGCATTGAAGGAGATGAACGAAGATCTATTGATGCTATTATGCACAGGCTCCGCACCTTAGTAGAGGAGACTGGAGCAGGTCTTATTCTTGTCTCGCACCTTCGTAGGATTGATGGTAACAAAGGACATGAGAATGGGATAGAGACAGGCCTGAGCCATCTCAGAGGCTCTCAGAGCATCGCTCAACTGTCCGATTGTGTTATCAGCCTTGAGCGTAACCAACAATCTTCTGACCCTGTTGAAGCTTCTACAACTAGGGTACGCATACTCAAGTCTCGCTACACTGGGGACGTAGGTGTGGCTACTCACTTGCTTTATGACAACGATACGGGTAGGCTTGCAGAGATTGAAACAGATGATGTAACCAACAGCAACGAGGAAGAAGTTGTACTAGGATTTGAATAATGAGCAGACTGGTATTTGATATAGAGACGGACGGGCTTGATGCAACTAAGATATGGTGCATCGTTGCTCAAGATGTAGAATCTAAAACAGTATACAGTTACGGGCCTAATCAGCTTGACGAGGGTTATGATCTTCTTGAGTCGGCAGACTCTCTTGTAGGCCACAACATCATAGGGTTTGATATCCCCGTGGTACAGCGCCTCATGAAGAAGCCTGACTTCTCTAAGGATAAAAAGATTATAGATACGCTAGTGCTGTCTAGACTCTTTGATCCAGTAAGAGAAGGTGGTCACAGCCTTAATCAGTGGGGACATGATCTTGGTTTTAATAAGATGGACTTTAAAGAGTTTGAGTCTTATTCTCCTGAGATGCTAGAGTATTGCATACGTGATGTAGAATTAAATACTCAAGTGTACTTTGCTTTAAAAGAATTAAGCAGAGGCTTTGCCCCTCACTCAGTAGAGCTTGAGCATGGTATAGCTAAAATAATTAAAGACCAAGAAGCACACGGATTCTTTTTTGATGGGCCTAAAGCAGAGATGCTGCTGGCTCAGATCAGAGAGCGTATGACTGAGGTAGAAAAAGAAACCAAGACTGTATTCTTGCCTAAGATATTCAAGCAGAAACTGTATCCACGTTATACAAAAACAGGTGCGATATCTAAGCTTGCGGATCAAGAGGAGGCTTATCTTTTAAGAGGCGGCATAGATAAAGATAAGGCTGATGAGATTCCCGGTGTTAGGTTGACGGAGGAAGAACACAGTTTGTTCTTAGAAAAGAATCATGCTGTTCCTCTACACATAACACGCACCACATCTATTGATCTAAATCTAGGCTCACGTAAACAGATTGGAGAATATCTTCAAGACTTTGGCTGGGTTCCTGACGAGTACACAGTCAACGGTAGACCTGTTGTCAACGAGAAGACTCTAGGAAAGATCAAAGGCATACCACAAGCAGAGCTAATCAAAGAGTTCTTTCTACTACAGAAGAGAGAAGGTCAGATTAAATCATGGCTTGAGAAGGTAGAAGACGACAGCCGTGTTCACGGATATGTTATACCCAACGGTACTATTACAGGGCGTATGACTCATCGTGATCCTAACATGGCTCAAGTACCCAACCTTGGGTCTGTCTACGGAGAAGAGTGTCGCTCTTGTTGGACAGTACCTAAAGGTTACAAACTGGTAGGCATTGACGCTAGTGGTCTGGAGCTTCGTATGCTTGCTCACTACATGAACGACGAGGACTACACTAATGAAATCCTTAACGGAGATATACACACCACTAATCAAAAACTTGCAGGACTTGAATCAAGAAATCAGGCTAAGACTTTCATCTATGCACTCCTATACGGAGCAGGAGACGAGAAACTTGGTAGCGTGGCGGGAGGAGGTAGGCGCACTGGCGAAAGCCTTAGAAGATCGTTCTTTGATAATCTCCCATCATTTGCAACTCTTAGACATAAAGTTGGAGGAGCAGCGGCAAAACGAGACTACTTAAAAGGACTTGATGGTAGGAAGCTAAAGATACGCAGCGAACACAGCGCACTCAATACACTGCTTCAAGGAGCAGGGGCTATTGTAATGAAGCAAGCATTAGTTATACTAGATGACAATATCAAACATTTAGATGCTCACTTTGTTGCCAATGTTCACGATGAATGGCAGATAGAAGTCCGACAAGATCAAGCCGATGAGGTAGGTAGGCTAGGTGTTGAGGCAATCATTGAAGCCGGTAAGGTTCTTAAACTTAAATGTCCTCTTGATGGGGAATACAAAGTAGGAGATGACTGGAGTGAAACACACTAGCACGTACAACTGGAGTTATGATAGAACTAACTCAAAGGGCGAGAAAAAATTTAAACATACTACAAACGAAAGTGCTGAAGATGTAATGGCTTATCTTGAAGAACAAGGTATAGAGTTTGAATATAAGCAAGGTGGTAGCATGTTCTGGATATACTATCAAGAAAAGGTTTGCTCTTATTACTACACGACAGGCAGATGGGCATACTATTCTAAGACTTGGCCGCCCCCTAAACATTATGTAGCTAAGGGGATAAAAGATTTTTTAGAAAGGTTTATTTTAATATAGGAGATAACTGGAGTGAAACTCACTGAAACAGAAGCAAAAATTGCAGAGTTTGTAGGAAAATCTAGATTTAATAATGCAAGAAAAAATAAAATATATAATGGAAAAAAAGGGCCGCAATCTGATTATGAAACAGACCTTGAAGGCGCTGCTTCAGAGCTGGCAGCAGCTAAGATATTAAATCTTTGGCCTGATTTACAAATAGAAAAAGTACCTACGCACGACCTAATTTTTAAAGGTATTACAATAGATGTTAAAACAACTAAATATCACAAAGGAAGATTAATAGCATCCCTTCATAAAAAAGAAAAAAGCTGTGACTATTACATGCTAATGATAGGCTCTTTTCCAGAGTATAGCTGTGCAGGTTTTGCTAAAAAAGAAAAGCTTTTAAATAAAAATACAATAACAAACTTAGGATGGGGAGATCTTCACGCGTTAGATCAAAAAGACTTGGTAACATTAGAGGATTTTAAAAATGAAACCAGTTAAAATAACAAACACTAAACCGAAGCATGACCCTAGCAGGATAGGAGACTTAGCAGAACATTACGCTATCACTTGGTTATGGGACAATGGCTACCACGTATTTAAAAACTGCGGATGCACAGGCCCTGTTGATATTGTTGCTTTAGATCCTGAAGGCAATGTTACTCTTATAGATGTTAAGTCTTATAAGGATGGTAGACTTGGAGCCAAGACACCACATCAGAAAAAGTTAGGAGTACAATACCTTCACTATAATTCGGTAACACGTAAGTGCAGATTCGTAAGGCATCGTAAATGAAAACACTAGACACATTGATCCCTGATATCTATGAGGTTCTTGACGGACTTAACAGCGACAAGGGCATAGACATATCAGAAGAACTAATGGCAGACTTTCTTTTTAATATGAGAGAAGCTCTTGAAGGCTGGTCAACCCCTCACTTACAGTCAAAGACTATACGTATGTCTAATGTAGGAAGGCCGTTGCGCCGTGTGTGGTATGACATGCAGGATTCTTCTTCTGAAGAAAAGAAAGACATGCACCCTTCTAACTTTATTAAGTTCCTGTACGGTCACCTCCTTGAGCAGATCGCTATACTTCTTATTAAGCTGTCAGGCCATGAAGTATCTGGTATGCAGAAAGAAGTAGAGGTAGACGGAATCAAAGGTCACATGGACTGTAAGATTGACGGCGAGGTTGTTGACATCAAGACCGCATCTAACTTCTCTTTTAAAAAGTTTTCGGAAGGTACGTTAGTAGATGACGATCCTTTCGGATACCTTGCACAGCTTGCAGGTTACGAAGAAGCAGAAGGTACAGACGACGGTGGATTCTTTGCAATCAACAAAGAGTCAGGTGAGATCTGTTTGTTTAGACCGGGAAATCTTTCAAAGCCTAACATACGCACAAAGATATCTACGATTAAAGAAAGCCTAGAAGTAGACACGCCTCCCTCTATTTGCTATCCTCCAATACCAGAGGGTAAGAAAGGTAATCTTAAACTAGCAGCAGGTTGTGTATACTGCCCTCACAAAGCTAAATGCTGGGCAGACTCCAACAACGGTAGAGGACTCAGAGCTTTTAAATACTCTAACGGAGTCAAGTATTTTACCCGTGTTATATCTACTCCCAAGGTTTTGGAGATCTCATTATGAACAGAAGACTATCTAAAAGAATAAATAAAAAAGCATCTGAGATTGCTGTTGAATGGCTCAAGAGTATGTTGCCTGAGTCAGAGGCTGATACAGTAACTGCTAATAATATTCCTAGAGATAATCCCTGTGCCTACAAAAACGGAGTAGCTTATTCAGTACCATATTCTTTTAAAGGCTCTAAAAGAATTATAAAGATCCTAATACAGAGAGGAAAAGACTTAGACTCTATTACTATGGACGACATAGAAGAGCGTGTCAGGAGGACTCAAAGATCTTAGAACCGCCACCAGATATAGATACCGAACCGGAGATCACTATCGTAGAGCTTGCTAGATTTTTTATAGCGGGTAATGGTAGTATGGCAGAAGTACCTACTGAACTAATACAACAGCTTTTAATTCTGTTAGAGTTAGAGGTCATAAGAAGAGAAGGTGTTATACACTAATGAGAAGAAAGCCAAGAGCAAAAAGACCTATAGAGAAAGACAAGCCTAAAGGCTATGACTCTAAGTGGGAAAAGACTTTACACGATACAGTGCTACAAGACTGGATACATCATGACGGCACTGTCCCTTACGTTATTGAACACAACTATCATCCCGACTTTACAAAGCGGATAGGGCGTAAGAAGATTATCATTGAAGCCAAAGGCCGGTTCTGGGATTATGCTGAGTTCACCAAGTACATCTGGATACAGAAGGCTTTACCTAGTAATACAGAACTGGTATTCTTATTTGCAAATTCATCAGCGCCTATGCCTCAAGCAAAAAGACGCAAAGACGGTACAAAAAGAAGTCACGGGGAGTGGGCTTCTGACAACGGATTTAGATGGTTCACTGTTGATACACTACCTGAAGAATGGAGAAGTGAGAATGAAACAACACACTAAAAAGAAGGTCAGTATTGATGACGCAACCCCTCAAGAGTGGGACAATGTTAACAGACCTCAGCACTACAACAACGGAGATATAGAATGTATAGACGGAATCCGCGCCATGTTAAGCCAAGAAGAGTTTGTTGGTTATTTACGCGGAAACAGTCTGAAGTATCGTTGGCGTTATCCGTACAAAAACGGAACGGAGGATCTAAGAAAGGCAGCATGGTACGAAGATAAGTTGCTAAAGGTTTTGGAACAGAATGGATAAGAATTATATCGACCGGAAAAC